GCCCAGTTCTGCAAGCTAGGGGCTCAACCCTTGCGCTCACACACCGCCATCATAAAGAAATGGCGGATAGAACTGTCGTACCACGACCGATTGGGTCTTTTAACCCATCTGCCATCACTGGCAGACTCGGTCGGCGAGAACTCTTGTCGATTCACATCGAGAGAGTCCCTCGTCTTGAAGAGCCACCACACGTAAGCCCCATTCATTTGGGCGATGTGTGCCTTGTTAGGTATGTTAGCCTTAACAAGTTTCTTCCTCGGAGGATGGCCGGTTACTAGAGAACTAACGTCCTCGAAGTCCTGGCCGCCCCATAAGTCGCCGCTAACAGCACACGACAAGAGCCCCCATAATTCCACCAAAGCTGGGTAGAATACATGGTAGCCCTCCTCGCGTGTCAGCCATGCGCTAAGCTGGTTTGCTATCTGGATTACATCCATTGTGCATTCCGGCAGACGCCTTATAAAGAAAGGAGTAATGTCTCTCGAGCGCGCGTAGTGCTTCCCACATGATTCCCGGATAATATCCGATGTTTTATAGTGAGACTTGGCCGTATTGGGTATGAACCCGAAGAACGGCAGCACGATACGCATAAGCACGACAGCAGTTGTGGTTGGACAAATAATGTCATCACCATACACACTGATCGTACCTTTAGCACCAAGAAGGTAGCTCGTAGCTCGAGTCAAAGCCCAGAATATTAAGGACTCCAACTCGAACGTAAAACCGTTCCCCATAGTGCTAAACATCTCCATCTGGTGGATCGCTCCATCAGGAAGCTTAACGCTGCCAACCCGGAACTCACAAAGAAGTGAGAACCATTCTGGTGGAAGCAGCAATCTCACGACCTCGAACGAAACAGTGTCCGAGGCCGATGAGAGGTCTATGGTGGCTAGCTTGCCACTTTCGGCCCCAAGCTTAGCAAGTCGCTGGTTGCGGGTTTGATCGTTAAGATCTACACCTACTGGACGTAGTTTCCTACGTATCCAATTACCTACGGCTCGCTGGAGTAACATATTACCTTCAGGCTCTTTACAAGCCACCCGGTCTATGTCAGCGCTCTTTGGTACTGTGAACATGCTTGAACACATTACCTCTTCCGTGCCATCGCCTTTCGACGATGCGTGGTACCACATCTCACTGGATTCAACCAGTAACTGTAAGTAACCACGAGCGGATTTGGTGCAGTGTGCCTGTCCCTGGAACTTTTCAGCGATGGCCACAGCGCCCTTGCGGACGCGTGTAGATGCTCCGTTGCTATACTCAATCAAGGAAGGAATCCTATCAAGAAATATATCAACATCACCCATGACGCCAGCTACGTACCGTCTTGCTAATGACAGTATTTGGCCGGCATACGCAAAACCAAGATACTTATCCTTTGGGCTCCTAGTTGGGCACCACTGCCATTGTGTCCCGTTATGGGATGAAACAAGGCTGATGGCGTCATCCAGGTATTCCTGTAGGCGTAAGTTTGTTTTCTTGTTATGCACGCTGTCAACGCGCAGCCACTTTTCAATGGCCCGCGAAGACCTCATGTCTGGTGTGGCAGGTTCTTTTCCCTGCCGCACTGCTGCTTCCGGAGACGAGCACTTCGACCACACGAAGTGGTTTAGGTACTCCTCCCGTTCGTCAGCGTAGACCTCCTTACCAGTCTTTTGGGGAAACGCCGTAAATAGCGCCTCCTTAATTAACATTAGCTTGGAGTGAGGTAGAAAGTTCGGTCCTTTACGTGTACGGGCTTGGCCCGTCATCGATTTAGGATGTATTTTCATGGTCTCAGACTCATAATGATCGGGCTCAGCCCGGTTGACGCATAACCCGTTATTGGGTTATGACAAGGTCGCCGTCGAAAGGCAGCCGTCCTTCGATCCGTACACCAGCGCTTGTTTGGTTACAAGCAGAAAGGTAAACAGATGCGATAGAAAGCAACACAATGACGAGGGTCGCTCGACCAAACTTCTTTCGTAGCTTGTCGACTTCTTCGATGAAATGATCCATCAATAGATGCCTTCAAGATCCACGTAGAACTTGGTCAGATTGACTTGATCAACCCCCAACAACTTGTGAACCATACCGACCATATTGGCGCGGTCTTGCGTGCTCGAGTACTTGCTCGAGGTCACGATGAGTTCGATGTAGTTGGTGTCAACGACAACAGGGGTAACAACCCCGTTGACAGTCTGGTTTTGGACCAACGGTACCGCAAGTTTGGTAACCGTCCGAACCTTCCCAGCGCTTTCGCGCTTGGACATGGTGAGCACTTCATCACCCACCGGTACGCCTGTCGAACGTTTAAACACGGCCACCCCCGCGGAAGATTTATCCGCAGGTGTGAACACGTGAGTGACAGGCGTGGGCATACGATCAACGACCGTGATTGCTGCAAAAGCTGGCATTTGCCATCTCCTTGAAAGACCCTAACGAATTAGGGCGTGAAGTAACGCTAACGCGGTTACGAAACGTCTCGGGGTAGTAAAGGGAGACTTGTAGTAGAGCCTTGGAAGGGGTATCCCAACCAGAGCTCGGCGTCGAGAAGCGAGACCCTGCAACCTATAAGTCTGGCGAATGCCAAACTCTTCGGTAGCCTTATCGAACTCCTCGATCCCCTCAATATCAGTGACCGTCACTTGGGTTGTGAAACCGTATTTGAAGGTATGAAGTTGAGGAACAGTCAAGTTCGCAATAAACGCTCCAATTGGTATTAGCCAATCAAGAGCAAACGACCAGGGGGTTAATTCCCAGGCCGTCGAGAAGGGATTAAGTAGACCAAATTGGTCCGCAACCTTCAATTTAGGGAACTTGATGTCCGCCACTATCTTCACGCGTACCCTACTTATTTGGTATCCGGAGAAACTCCATCGACCGATAGGTTGTAGCGTGTCTGTATAGGTCACGGTTTTATCGACAGACATAGTAGTTGGTTTAGCCAACTGCTTTTCAAGAAGGAGTAACCCTCGCTCGATATCGCCCATAAGAGGCGCATGTCCATAGACAAATTCCAGCCATAAGTCTGCCCAATCGGGCATAGGCCGGTTTCTGTCAAGTCGATACCCGGGCTGTCCCCTTTTAGGGAAGATAGCACCGGATTTGTTCAATCGTAGGAAGCTCAATAACGCGAGGGCAAGTTGTGCCCAAGCGCCATTAAGCATACCTAAGGTCTGTCCAATAGTCGCAATACTTTCCGAAAGGTTAGTCTCGTTAGACTGCAACATCGAAAGAGCTTCAGTGATCGCTCTATTGTACTGGTTCACCGTGGTTTTAGGACCATAGTTACTATGACAATAGGCAATACCGTAGCCATCCGAAGGAGGGCAACTGTCCCCGAAGTACTGGTAGGTTTTTCCTGGCCATTTCTTCAAGAACTGTCGCGATGTGACCTTAGCTATCAAGCAATCAAAGTTGCTTGTACCCAAGTATCGGGCTACGTCGGCAGAACCGACGGTTGCCTTCCACTTGATTGACTCTTGCCGTGAAGGCGAAGAGCCAAGGGTAACCGCTCCATTAGCGTACCGTATCCATAAAGGATATGCACGTGTATTTGGAAAAGTAGACCCCCAGCCGCGTCCAACATGAACGTTGGTGTGGTGTTTTCGACCCATAGTGGTACTCCGTTATTGGAGCCACCATAGGACCAGGGCATCGTTTGAGAAAACCTCTTGCGAGCCTACAGTGCAGATGCACCGCAGTGATGGTCTCCATCCTGTG